AAGGTTATGATATTCCGTATACTGTAAACAGAACTGCCCGTGTACTAAGCAAAGATGATACTAGACGTTTCTGCTTATGGGGCCAGTTGCCTAAGAAACGTGAGTTTGAAAAGTATGGGAAAATAGCGCAGACCTTTGACCTAGTAGGCAGAGTGCATTTAGATAGTTTGAATTTATATCGTAAATACACATATGAAGAAAGACATACATATAGACTTGATGCCATTGGCGAAATCGAAGTTGGTGAAAACAAAGTCCCTTATGAAGGCACTTTGGACCAGTTGTACAACAATGACTTTAGAAAGTTCATCGAATACAACATACAAGATACCGCACTACTGGACAAGCTGGACAAAAAACTAAGATTTATTGATCTTTCAAATACTGTTGCACACGAAAATACTGTGTTGCTACAGACCACTATGGGTGCTGTTGCTGTTACAGAACAAGCGATTGTTAACGAAGCACATCACAGAGGCTTACAAGTTCCTAACAGACCTAAACGTGACGACACAGAAAACACACAAGCCGCTGGTGCATATGTTGCGTTTCCAAAGAAAGGCTTGCACAAGTGGGTAGCATCAATGGATTTGAATTCACTGTATCCGAGTGTTATTCGTGCATTGAATATGGGTCAAGAAACTATTGTAGGACAAATACGTCCTGAGATTTCAGAGCAACGTGTACACGAAGACACAACTCTTAAGAAAAAGTCCTTTGCAGGTAGTTGGGAAGGACGTTTTAGTACAGAAGAATACGAAGCAGTAATAGAACAACGTAAAGATATTCCACTAACTGTTGATTGGGAAGATGGTCGCTGTGATGTATTATCAGGTGCAGAACTATACAGTCTTATATACGACAATCATATGCCGTGGATGCTTAGTTCGAATGGTACAATCTTTACAACAGAGTTTGAAGGTGTTATTCCAGGACTACTAAAGCGTTGGTATGCTGAACGTAAGGACATGCAGGCACAACTTATAAAAGCAAAAGAAGCAAACAATCCTATTGAGATTGAATACTGGGACAAGCGACAGTTGGTTAAGAAAATTAACCTTAACAGTTTGTATGGTGCTATTTTGAATCCTGGTTGTAGGTTCTTTGATAAGCGTATCGGACAAAGTACAACACTAACAGGACGTACTATTGTTAAGCACATGTCAGCAGAAGTAAACAATGTTATTACAGGCACATATGATCATGTAGGCGAAGCAATGATATATGGTGATACTGACTCTTGTTACTTTAGTGCTTGGCCAATACTTAAAGATGATGTTAACAGCGGTAAACTTGAATGGAACATTGATAAGTGTATTACACTTATGGATCAAGTTTGCGAACAAGCAAACACAACCTTTCCAGAGTTTATGCTAAAAGCATTTCATTGTCCAAAGTCACGTAGTGATGTTATTGCGGCAGGACGTGAAATTGTAGCACAGTCAGGCTTATACATTACTAAGAAACGTTATGCGGCACTAGTTGTTGATAACGAAGGCTTTAGAACAGACACAGATGGTAAGCCAGGCAAAGTAAAAGCAATGGGCTTAGACTTGCGTAGGTCGGATACACCTGTGTTCATGCAACAGTTTTTGAGCGAGATACTACTTATGGTACTTACTGATATTCCACAAGCAGATGTACTTGAACGTATTACACAATTCCGTCAGGAGTTTAGTGAACGTCCAGGCTGGGAAAAAGGTAGTCCGAAACGTGCAAACAAAGTAGGTCACTATCAAAGACTAGAGCAGAAGCAAGGCAAAGCAAACATGCCCGGGCATGTACGAGCAAGCATTAACTGGAATACGCTAAAGCGTATGAACGGAGACAAATACTCGCAAGAGATTGTTGACGGTATGAAGGTTATTGTTTGTAAATTAAAACAAAATCCGCTAGGCTATACAAGTGTTGCGTACCCAACAGACGAGTTACGTATACCAGAATGGTTTAAAGAACTACCATTTGACGACACTGCAATGGCGGAGACTATTATTGATAACAAACTAGACAACTTGATTGGTGTGCTAAACTATCCATTAGAAGATACTAAGCGACACAATACATTTAGTAGTTTGTTTGATTTCGGAGACTAAAATGAAAATTAAAATGGAAGTAGAAATAGATACTGAGAACAATCAGGACCTAAATACTATTGAAGAATTAATTGCAATGTTAAGAAACTTAGCAGAAAACTATTACGAGGAGTAACATGAACTTAAGAGTAACAGAAGTAGAACATTATACAGACAGGTTATTTAGAATTAAAACTGAACGACCTCGTACATTTAGATTTACCGCAGGTGAGTTTACAATGATTGGAATGGGCGATAACGATATTATGCGAGCGTATAGTATTACTAGTGGTCCATATGATGAATACTTAGAGTTCTACTCAATTAAAGTTCCAAACGGTCCGTTAACAAGTCGACTACAGAATATTAAAGTAGGTGACGAAATAGAAGTAGGTGCTAAGCCTACAGGAACGCTTACACTTGCTAATTTAGAACTAGGTGGTAACTTATATCTACTAGCCACAGGAACCGGCATAGCACCGTTTATATCGCTTCTAAGAGACCCTACAACGTACGATCACTTTGATCGTATACATGTAGCATGGAGTGTTAGAGAACAAGCAGAGCTAACAGCATATAACAGTTTTTTACAAGATTGTGATATTGTGTATACTCCAATAGTTACACAAGATCCTGAATGGCCATTTATGAACAAACGTATTACTAATATGCTAAGTGCAGGTATGTTAATACCAGAGATAGATCCTAGTAAAAATAAAGTAATGATTTGCGGAAGTAATGAATTTAATAATGATGTTAAAGTAATGTTAGAAGATTGGAAATGGGAAGAAGGTAGTCGTAAAACTGCTGGAACCTTTGTACAAGAAAAAGCATTTGTTTCATAGGAGGTACTAATGAAATATAGTTCTTGGGATATTGGCGGAGATATAGTTAAGAATAATTCAACTTATACTGTAAAAGATAATACAGAATTAAAAAACTTAGTTGTTAGTAGTACAATGTTATCAGCAAACAAAAGTACAACAGGACATCGACATAAAGGACAAGAAGAAGTTTATATTTTTATTAGCGGAAAAGGCCAAATGGAATTGGATCACAAAATATTTGATGTACAGGAAGGCGATACTGTACTAATACAAGACAATGTATTTCATAAAGTACACAACACAACTGATTACGGTTTGTACTTTGTGTGTATATTTGACGGTGGGAGGAATCACTAATGAAGGTAGGATTTACTTGTAGTACATTTGATTTATTACACGCAGGACATGTACAAATGTTACGTGAAGCAAAAGACCAGTGTGACTATTTACTAGTAGGATTGCAAGTTGATCCTAGTATAGATAGACAAGAAAAGAATCCTCCTGTACAAACAATTATAGAACGTTACACACAACTTAAAGCAGTTGGTTACGTAGACGAAATTATTCCGTATGGCACGGAGCAAGACCTAGAAGACATACTAAGCATGTACACAATAAATGTTCGTGTACTTGGCGAAGAATATAGGGATAAAGATTTTACTGGCAGAGATATCTGTCGTAAAAGAGACATAGACATATACTTTAACAAACGAGATCACAGATTTAGTTCGAGTGATCTTAGAAAGAGAGTTACACAACGTGAAACAACATAAATTTATATTCGACGTCGACGGAACACTAACCCCTAGCAGACAACAAATTGATAGTGATTTTGCTGTATTCTTTTCAACCTTTTGTGCAGAAAATGATGTATATCTTGTAACTGGTAGTGATAGAAAGAAAACTATTGAACAAGTAGGTGAAGAAATATACAGTCTTTGCAAACGTGTATACAACTGCTCTGGCAGTGATGTTTGGAAGGGTTCAAAAAATATAGATCAAAATGATTGGAAAATTCCACACTCTGCAAAAACATGGTTGGAAGATAAACTAGAAGAAAGCACATTTAAAATACGTACAGGAAATCATATAGAAGAACGAACAGGTATGGTTAACTTTAGTATTGTAGGTCGTAACGCAACACAAGAACAAAGAGAGCAATATGTAAAGTACGATAAGTTACATAACGAACGTACATTTATTGCAGAACTATTCAATAGAGAGTTTGATTACTTAGAAGCAAGACCAGGTGGTGACACTGGTATTGATATCGCACCTATTGGAGCAGACAAAAGTCAAATCTTAAAAGATTTTGACGAAACTAATTTCATTCATTTCTTTGGAGACAGAATGGATGCTGGAGGGAATGATGAACCTTTAGCAAGAGCTATCAAGCGTGGACAAACTTACCATGTTAAGTCCTGGAAAGACACGCAAGATAAATTAAAAAACCTAAATAAAGTATAGAAAACACTTGACAAACAATGTGTTATACAGTACAATATAATATAACTAAGGAGTAAATAGGCATGAAAGACATCTTACAAGACGTGGTAGCACATACACACGCATTAGGCTTTTTAACATTGGTAAAAGTTTCCAATGATGAAGGCACAACAATTGACGCAATGGCAGAAGACCGTAGTGTTATTTTAACAGCAGAAGCACATACAACAGTAGCAGAGTTTGCAGGTACATTTGGTATGCCTAACTTAGACAAGTTAGCACTACACTTAAAAAATCCTGAATATCAGAAAGATGCAAAGATTGATGTAGTTAGTGCAGAGCGCAATGGCGAAGTTGTTCCAACGCACATTCACTTCGAAAATGCGACAGGTGACTTTGAAAATGATTATCGCTTTATGAACAAAGCAATCATTGAAGAAAAACTAAAGACTGTAAAGTTTAAAGGTGCAACATGGGACGTATCAATTAAGCCAAGCATGGCAAGTATTGGTCGTATGAAACTTATGAGTGCGGCACACGCAGAAGAGCCAGTATTTAATGTAAAGGCTACAGAAGGTAACTTAGTATTCAGCTTTGGTGATGCAAGTACACACGCAGGTGAGTTTGTATTCCAACACGAAATTGAAGGTACACTACAACACACATGGAGTTGGCCTGTAGCACAAGTACAAGCAGTACTTAACTTAGATGGCGATACTACAATGAGCATTTCAGATCAAGGCGCAATGAAGATTACAGTAGACAGTGGCTTAGTAAAATATGACTACATACTACCAGCGCAGAGTAAGTAGAATATGCGTAAGGACTTAACCGCAGAACAAAAAGATTATGCACGTTTTTTACCTGCACTAAGTGGCTTCTATGCTACTTACGTAGGTAAACAGCGGTATGACGAGTATGTTGATAAGTCTCGTATTCCAAGTAACTTTACGCATGGCGTAGAAAGTCTAAACTATCTAAATGATCAAGAAGGACAGTTCCAATACAAATGGAGTCTGTATTCAGCAGGACATGCTGAACTTGACATTAACAAACATGCACCTAAAGAGGACATGATACGTAATAGAGATAGAGACAACACTTGGTTGCTAGGTGACTCAGGTGGCTTCCAAATTGGTAAAGGTGTTTGGGAGGGCGATTGGAAAGATCCTAATTGTCCTAAAGCACAAAAGAAAAGAGATGGTGTATTGCGTTGGATGGACGCTTACATGGACTATGGCATGGTACTTGATATTCCAGCCTGGGTAGCACGTTCAGAAGCAGGTGCTAAAGCAACAGGCATAAGCACATATGCCGAAGCAGTTAAAGCGACACGCATTAACAACGACTACTGGATGAAACATAGAACAGGTGCTTGTAAGTTCCTTAATGTTTTACAAGGTGAAAATCACGCAGACGCAGATGACTGGTATGAGCAAATGAAAGACTATTGTGATCCAGTTAAGTATCCTGACAATCATTTTAATGGTTGGTCGATGGGTGGACAGAACATGTGCGATGTGCATTTGGTTCTTAAACGCATAGTTACATTACACTTTGATAACCTACTACAAAAAGGTGTACACGATATAATGCACTTCTTAGGTACATCTAAACTAGAATGGGCTACACTATTAACTGACATACAAAGAGCTGTAAGAAAGAATTATAATGAAAACTTTACTGCCACATTTGACTGTGCTAGTCCTTTCCTTGCAACCGCGAATGGACAAATCTACATTCAGAATGAAACTGAAGACAGAAGCAAATGGACGTATCGAATGGTGCCGTCAGTTGACGATAAGAAATATGCTACAGACAACCGTGGATTTAGAGACACTGTTATATCAGATGGGATATTTAAAAACTTTGAAGACTCGCCGCTTACCGCAGAACTCAAAGTATCAGACGTTTGCACTTATGCTCCAGGAGACCTAAATAAGATAGGCAAAGAAGGAAAGACATCATGGGATTCATTTAGCTATGCTATACAAATGGGTCACAATGTATGGAGTCACATTAATGCTGTACAAGAAGCAAATAGACAATATGACAACGGTATTGTACCTAAGATGCTTGTACAAGAAACATTTGATAGAGTGTTCTTTAGAGATGTAGTTAATGAAATATTTGCTATTGACAACAAAGACGAAGCACTAGCAAAAATTGATGAGTATTCAAAGTTTTGGATGGCTATTCCAGGTACTAGAGGAGCAATTGGTAAAAAGACCATGAACGCTAGTACACACTTTAACGCATTGTTTGAAGTAGAAGAAACAGTTGTTGAAGAAGAAGAAATTTTAGATGAAACTAAATTAGAGGATCTCGAGGATGAGCAACTATGAATTGGAAGAAGATAAACTGAAAAGTCATTTAATTGAGCTAGAAAGAAAGCATAAAGAGCTTGACACTGAACTAGAAGTAAAGTATAATAATATGACAGTTACAGATGAAGTTCGTAAAATGAAAACTATGAAACTTTATTTAAAAGATGAAATACATAGAATTAATGCAAGATTAATACAGCTAGGTTTAGAATGAAACGAGATTATGAAAGTGGTACACTAGATACACCTACTATGTTTACAGGTGTAGAAGTTGAAAAAACTCCTGCATTTGGTATGCAAACACTGTTTGTAGATGGTATTCAAGACATTGAAACTATTATTGAATACTATAACAAGTTAGAATGTAAGCACATATTCTTTGGTGCAAATCATTCATATAAGCCAAGAACAGCAGACGACTTTGTAGCATGGGAAAAATACATTTTAGAATTTGTAAAAGAAGGCTATTTGTGTAGTTTGGACATTCCAAGTACTATTAACTTAGAATGGTTCTTAGATGGCGGACTAGTAGAATATGAAAACTTTATTCCGCAGATACGTGTTGTAGTACCATATATTAAACAGTGGAACTATAATACAATGGTTAAGATTGATGACAAAGACTTTAAAGCAAGTAACCCAGGTGTTTGGTGTCATAGCCTACATGACTTAATGGATCGAGAAAAGTTTACCGATTGGTCTAAATATGGTCTTGACAAAGTTATTAAATGAAAGTATACTAATAATATGGAACAACGTGAATCGTATTACAATTATATGGGACGTAGAATGAGAGAGGAAGATGCTAAGATGACTAAAGAAAACGCACTAAATAATGCACAGAGAAGTATATGGGTAACCTTTAATAAAGAAGGTGTACACATGTATCCAGGAGCAGATAGTGATCCGAAGTTGGCAACAGGTGATTGGGACGATGTGTCGTTTCTTGGTATTCCTCATCGTCATATATTCCACTTCCGGGTGCGCATTGAAGTGTTCCACAACGATAGAGACATCGAGTTTATCCAATTCAAAAGATGGCTTGAAAGACTTTATAATGGACAAGGTGCGTCCGACGGTGAAGTGCTTGTTCTAAATCATAGATCGTGCGAGATGATCGCTGACGAACTATACGAAATGATCTCTAACAAATACCCCGGCCGGTTTGTAGAGATTAGCGTTGCAGAAGACAACGAAAACGGCTGTTCAATTTACTACCCTAGATAATGACAAGAGAGAGAAACTTAAAATGTCTATTAAATTCAATCGTGAAGCGTACACTAAAGTATTCAACGACTTGGACAAACTACGCGACTACTGTCGCTTTGAAGGTAAAGTGTTCGATGAAAAAGCACTTTACAAAAAGGATCACCCTACTTGGATTGCTTATGGAAAATGGCAAAACTATATTCGTGCAAAGGCACGTAATGGTGGACGAAACTTTCAACAACGGAGAAACTAAATGACTATTTACATTGTAGACATCGAAGCAGTAGATACACGTTATACTAAGCAATGGAAAGAATATCTTCCAAAGCAACTGCAACGAGCTACAAATGAAAATGTAAAAGTCATTAGTGGCGGGGATACACCTCAGGCAACTACGCCTGGGGCCTTTCTAAACTTTGGTGGTACTAATGTTTACAAAAGTAAACAACTAGAACACATAGGCGAAATGTTTTGTAACGGTGCTGTTAAAGACGGCGACTACTTTTTATACACTGATGCTTGGAACCCTACTGTTATACAATTAAAGTATATGGCGGAGTTACTAGGTGTTGACATTGCTATTGGTGGCTTATGGCATGCTGGTTCGTATGATCCACAAGACTTTTTAGGCAGACTCATAGGCAATAAGCCTTGGGTAAGACATGCTGAGATGTCAATGTTTGAATGTTATGATGATAACTTTTTTGCAAGTGACTTTCATATTGATATGTTTACAGATGTATTTGATGAAGACTATGCAGTTGACTGGAATAGAATACATCGTGTTGGCTGGCCTATGGAGTATCTAAAGAACAGTTTAGATAGTTACAAAGGTATGGAAAAGCGAGACCTTATACTATTTCCACACAGAGTTGCTCCTGAAAAGCAAGTTGATATCTTTAGAGATCTTGCAGAACGTTTACCACAATATGAATTTGTTGTATGTCAAGAACGTGATTTAACAAAGAATGAATATCATAACTTACTAGGCGAAGCAAAGATGGTGTTTAGTGCTAACCTACAAGAAACACTAGGTATTAGTTGGTACGAAGGCGCACTAGTTGACGCTATTCCTATGGTGCCAGACAGGCTCAGCTACAGTGAAATGGCATTACCTGAATTTAAGTATGACAGTAAATGGACTGAAGACTATGACGCATACTTACACAGCAAAGATAAAGTTGTTACACAGATTGTAGAATACATGGAAAACTATGAAGATTTTCTTCCAAGTATAAACAAACAAGTTACTAAATTAAACAAAGAATTCTTTAGTGGTAGTGAACTTTATAAGGCGATTGCAAATGAATGATGACGGAACATTTACTCTTAGTTTAGATGATGATTACATTACTTCGAATAATAACATTACTATAAACACAACTTCGTGGGATGATAGTTTTACTACTAGTCCTTCATCAATTTATACTTCCAATGGTGATGTTAGTATCGAAGGTGATTTAACAGTAGGCGGTGTAGACGTTATGCAGTCTATTAAAGACATGCAACGTGTACTAGGAGTTGTAAGCAGAGATATTGATAAAGAAGAAAAGTATGCAGGCTTAAAACGTGCCGCAGAAGCATACGAACGTGAACTAGCAAAGATTGAAACCTTTGAAACATTGAAAGATTCAGCATAATGTTTGATTTTTTAAAAAATCGTAAACGTGTAATTAAAGATAGGAATACAAGTGAACCGTATCTTGTACGTTATTACTTGTTTCTAAAGGACAGAAAGAACTTTCCTTTCAATGTCACACTACACAAAGTTTTAAAAAGTGACGAAGAAACATTACATGATCATCCTTGGAATTATGCAACACTAATTTTAAAAGGTGGCTACTATGAAAATACTCCTAAAGGACGCTTTTGGCGAGGCCCTGGTCATTTCCGATATCGTAGATCAGAAGATTTACACTATTTAGAACTTGCAAAAGATGCAGACGGTAACGAAATACCTTGCTGGAGTTTGTTCTTTATGGGCAAGAAAGCAACAGATTGGGGATTCAGAGTGAAAGGCAACTGGATAAGTCATAAAAGGTATCTTCAGGATGAGTAAGATATACTATGCTCCTATTGCACAAGCAGAGGACCGTGACTGGAGTGTAATATATCCAGAGCCACAAACCTTATGGGATCGCAAAAGTCAACTACACTTAAAAATACAAGACAAACAAAGTGATTTCTTTTATTGTCCTGCATTTAGCGACTTTGCAAAAAATACTGTAGTACTAACTAACCCTATGCGAACTAATGTGCCTATTGTGCAGAATAATAGTTTTGCAAAAGTAGAGTCTGTTATACCTGTTTATCAAACAAGAGATAGTTGTCTTAAAGATCATCAAACATTAAAATATAACTTACAGTGGATATTCTTTGCAGAAGACGACAATGTAGACTTAACACTAACATCTCCTTATATGGACAAGGCACCGCACACATTATCAGGTAGTATTGTGCCAGGAAGGTTCAACATAAGTGACTGGTTTAGACCCATTAATTTAGAATATAACTTCTATCCTGGTGCTAAAAACTTTACAGTTGAAGAAGATGAAGCACTAGCATATGTAAGTTTTAATACTAACAAGGCTATACAATTACAAAGGTTTGACCTAACTCCTGAGCTGTACGACATTGCTCTTACACTTTCATCAGGAGCATCATGGGAAAGTTGGGTGCCGTTAGCAAAAAGATATAAACGATTTAAACAAGCAAGACTTAAAGACTCTATTTTAAGAAGGATCAAAGGTACACTGTATGACAGTTAAAAATACAATTAAAGATGTTGTTGAAGAACAAGTACAAGAGATTGTAGAAGCACAAAACCTTGTTCCAAAGCAAACACCTAAGTTTGATCTTAGTTGGTATGTTAAATGGGTCAGTAGTTTTTTTGTATTGATAGCAGTTGCATGTAGAGCGGCTGGTGGAGATCTTGCTATGTATGATTTAGCCTTCAGTACTGTAGGAACAGCAGGTTGGCTATGGGTTGGATTGCTTTGGAATGACAGAGCATTAATTATGTTGAATGCCGCTTTGTTTATGATACTAGCAAGCGGACTTTTGAAAATGTTAGTTGAGTAAGAGGATATAATGATTAAGAAACACTATTACAGTTGGCAAGACGTAGAAAATGCTTGTTTAAATATTACACTACAAATGTATAAGGACAAATGGTGTCCTGATTATATTGTAGGTATTACCCGTGGTGGTAATGTGCCTGCTACTATACTAAGCAATATGTTAGGTGTACGTGGCGAAGCACTGAAAGTAAGTTTACGTGACGGTAGCGAGCAAGAAAGTAATTGTTGGATGGCAGACGATGCATTTGGCATCGTAGACGAAGAACAACGAGATTTATTTAAAAGCCGTTGGGACGTAGGTAAACGTAAGAATATTCTTATTGTAGATGATATTAATGATACTGGTGCTACATTTGACTGGATCAAGCAAGACTGGCAAGCAAGTTGTTTACCCGGCGAAGATAGTTGGAAAACAGTATGGCATAACAATGTTCGCTTTGCTACTATTACAGATAACTTATCAAGTGACTTTAACGGTCACGTAGACTATAGCGTACACGAAGTAAACAAAGCAGAAGAAGATGTTTGGTTAGTTTACCCTTGGGAGAATGTAGGTGAATATTGATACCTTAGAAAAGGCACAGGAGTCAGGACGAGCGCCTTGGACAGATGTGGAAATAAATACAAAGGAATTTGTAGTCTTCAACGACGGCTTTCCAGTAACGGAAGGACATATGTTAATAGTACCTAAAGTAAGCGATCAAGAAACAATAACTAAATGTTTTAAGTTTGCTATCTCAATGGGCAATGATAACGTAGTAAGCGATAAGACTACAATAACAGGATTTAATATAGGATTGAACATAGGAAAAAGTGCAGGTCAAACTGTTATGTACCCACATGTTCATCTAATATTTCGTCGAGATGGGGACTGTCCGGACCCAGTCGGTGGCGTCCGCAACGTAATACCGGGCAAAGGAAACTATAGGAAGGAACTATGAACTTGAAACAACAAATGATAGCGGCAGTTAAAGCTCATGCAGAAGCTGAAATCCTGTTGCATAAAACAAACATTGAAGTTTACATGGAAAAAGTTGTAGGCATTGGTGAACATTCTGATATTATCGAAACGATACAAAAAGAATTAGATGCCATGGCTACTGCTAGTGATAGACTAGACATGATAACTACACACTTTGAGTAGAAAATACTTGACAAGAACCTAAATACAATGTATAATATTAATTATATTGTGCATTGTATTACTAAATCGGCAATCCACTGCCTAAACATCGGAGAAATAAATGAGTAAAAGTAAAGAAATCCAAGCAAAGCTAGAAGAAGCTGGCGTAAGGTATTGGGCAAATGATAACATTGCTGAATACATTGAAGAAGGTGACAAACAACAACTAATTGACGAAGCAGTTCCTGCTTTTGAAGAAGTGTTGCAAAAGTTACTAATTGATACGAAAACAGATCCTAACAGTATGGATACTGCAAGACGTATGGCTAAAATGTACATCAATGAGATTATGGCAGGACGTTATGATCCAATGCCTAACCCAAGTGCTTTCCCTAACTACATTGAAGGTGGTTATGAAGGTATGCTAGTTGTACGTAGTGAACTTACAAGTTTGTGTTCACATCATCACCAAACAGTAAAAGGTGTAGCGTATATTGGTATTATTGCAGGACCTAAATTACTAGGACTAAGTAAGTATACACGTATTGCACAATGGTGTGCTACAAGAGGTACACTACAAGAAGAACTGAATGTTATGATTGCTAATGCAATACAAGAACAAACAGGTAGTGAACACGTAGGTGTATATGTACAAGCAACACATGGTTGTTGTGAAAACAGAGGTATTAGAGCCCATAGTTCATTAACTCAAACAACTGTATTGCGTGGTGCATTTAAAGATGACCCTGCAACTAAGAAAGAGTTTATTGACAACGTTAAGTTACAACAACAATTTGCGGCAGGATCATAATATGATAGAAGCTCCAGCATATCAATTAGGAATGCCTGAGTTTACTGCTGTTAAAAGAAAGCCACAAATGAAACTTAGATATTCAGAAGCATTTTATAGCGTACAAGGCGAAGGTAAATTTGTAGGAGTACCTAGTGTATTCCTGCGTACTTTCGGTTGTAACTTCCGCTGTATGAACTTTGGTTTAGATAATGAGCCAATGCGTGACGAAAAACAAAAAGCAGGCATTGTTCACAATAAAGAAGTTGCAGACTTAATTGCTAGTGATGTACACAAAACTACTGCTGAGTTTAATGACTTGCCTATCATACATACAGGGTGTGATACATATGCAAGCATTTACCCAGAGTTTAAACACTTTAATAAACAAGCATCTGTAGACGAAGTAGTTGAACACTTGCTATCGCTTACTCCAGAAGGTAAGTGGACAATGGACAATGGTCAAGATATACACTTGATTATGACAGGCGGCGAACCTTTGTTGGCGTGGCAACGATTGTACGTAGAACTATTTGAGCATCCACGTATGCAGGATTTAAAAAATGTTACATTTGAAACAAACACTACACAACATTTACACGACGATCTCTACAACTATCTCAATGATAGCGATAGACTTGAAGTCACTTGGAGTTGTTCCCCAAAACTTAGTGTCTCAGGAGAACCTTGGGAGACTGCTATTAAGCCTGATGTTGCTCGCGAGTATACTCGTGTTGACGGCAGTGAACTTTATCTTAAGTTTGTTGTGGCTACTGATAACGACTTTGACGAAGTTACAAAAGCTGTGGACGCTTATAGAAGTGCCGGGGTGGAATGTCCGGTATATCTTATGCCGTTGGGTGGACGCAGTGAAGAATATTCCCTCAACGTTAAAGACGTGGCGGAGGCGTGTATGGAAAGAGGATGGAGATTTACCCCTAGACTCCACATATCCTTATTCGGAAATGCATGGGGCACTTGATCAAGTGAAAGAAAAACAATATAAAAATGCACAACATGAACGGGCTATGAAGGCTCCTATTAGTGAAGATCGCATTAGAAAAGCAGGATGGTAAATTATGGGATGGTGGAATAAACTAGTAAAAATGCAAACCGGCTCAGATACAACTGAAGAAGTAAAAGAGCCAACATCAGAAGAAGTTAGACGTTCAGCATTAGAAAACGAAAAGGTAGTTGCTACTAAAGCAGGTAAACCTTGGGTAGCAGTATTAGATACACAAGTAAATGAAGATAACATTCGAAACGGGTTCTTTGAGCTCGATTGGAATAATGAGTTTATTGAACAATTACTTGACGCAGGTTATCAAGGTGAATCAAATGAAGAGATTGTTGATCAGTGGTTTAAAACTATTGTAACGCAAATGCTTCAAGAAGATGGTCAAGACCCAGATAGAGATATGGGCTACATTAACGTAGTACCTATCGATAAAGGTAAGAGTGAAGTATCTTAATGCTTGACAACAGCCAGATCTGGTGTTACAATAGTACTATAAATTATACAAAGGCAAAACTATGTTAGAAATTATAGGCATTACACTATTAGTTGCATTGATACAGAATGGCGACTTGTTCTCAATATGCGTATCGGGGTGTTCATAATATGGCAACTCATATATTAGTAGACACAGCAAACACGTTCTTTAGAGCTCGACACGTTGTACGTGGCGATATTGATACTAAAGTAGGTATGGCATTACACATTACACTAAGTGGTGTTAAGAAAGCATGGGCAGACTTTAATGCTGATCATGTAGTGTTCTGTTTAGAAGGACGTAGCTGGCGCAAAGACTTTTACGAACCTTACAAGCGTAACAGACAAGTTGCACGTGATAAGATGACTGTAACTGAGTCAGAAGAAGATAAAGTCTTTTGGGAGATCTTCGATGAGTTTAAGAACTTTGTTACAGAAAAGACTAACTGTACTGTAATGCGTCATCCGCAACTAGAAGCAGATGATCTTATTGCAGGTTGGGTACAAGCACATCCTAATGATACACATATTATTATTAGTACCGACGGTGACTTTGCACAACTTATTGCACCTAATGTAAAACAGTACAATGGTATACAAGAC